CCCCGGCGGGTAATGATTAAATTAGCACTCTTCCTTCCAGTCCGGATCATAGTAGCTGGTGGCCTCGATCCATTTTTCTCCGGCGGTGGTGCGGCAGGCCATGGCGGCGCGGCGGAGCACCTCCTGCTTAAAATAATCGTTAAAATACTCAAGCACAATGCTGACCGCGCCTTCCCCGGCATCGGTGTAGTGGTATTCCCGGCCGTCATCCTCCTGCATATCGAGGGTGATTTCGGCGGCGGGAAATTCCCCAATACCGGCGATGATGGAGGCGGCGGCGTTTACGTCATCCCAGCCCTTGGCGGTGGTGAAATTGATTTCGGTGTCCGGCATGATGCCGTCCGGGAAGGTTACCTTTAAAATCTGATCTTTCATTTTGCTATCCTCTGTTTTTTGCCCGGGGCCGTTCCCCGTGCTTGTTGAGTATATTATGATACATTTTACATCATAAAAAAGTGAAGTATGTCTCATTTTTGAAAATAGGGCATAAAAAACGCACCTTTTTGTCCAGGTGCGTTCCTATGTTATCCGGCGGCGGCGTATTGTCCCCCGTGTTGATGACACTAGCATTGTATTACACCCTCAGGGCGGCTTCTGCGGTGCGGGTCAGGAATCCGGGAGTGAGATAGTCCGCCCACCGGGTAGCCTCGATAGCATATCGCGGGAAATAGTGACTACATCTATTCGTCACCCTCCCGGGCCTTGCTGACCAAGGTTTCACGCGGCCGATATAATGAATAATTCGCGGGGCGGTGGTCAGGTAGGCTTTGTCGGGGTACATGAGGTTATACGCCGGCGGCAGCCGGAAAATCATGCCGGCATACTTCCAGTTTAGAAAATCCTGCTCCGGGCAGAAGATGCGGTCATGGTATGCCCGAAGGAAGGCGGCGTATTCCCGTAAAAGGTCATCTGTCAGCAGCCCTGCCGGGTATGCTGCGAATCCGGTATTAAAATAGTCCGGCATTTCCGCGAAATCTGTTAAATGGAGCCCCCGGAGCCAGTTATCCCGGTTCGCCCGCTCTGACACCGCTGCGACCAGATTGTTTTCCGCCGCCGCCTCAATCGCCGGTGTTATGTGGTTAAGCGTCAGGGTATCCATGTCAATATTGACGATGATTTCCGCTTCCGTCCGCATTTCCGCCAGCGCTTTTATCCTCATGGCGAAGGCCGGCATCTGCTCCCGGGAGAAAAACAGATTCGTGTATTGGTTATGAACGTCGTCGAATACGGGCAATTCCGGAAAGGTACCCTCCCGGAATTCTACGCGGTTACTGTACCCGTCTAGAGCTTTCCGGAGGGCGCGGTAATTCCCCCCGGTTTCCAGGTATATCACTAACGTTATCCGCGGGTTGAATTTCAGAAAAGACCCGGCGGCTATAATGGCCGCGTCGGTGTAGTTAGGGTCGACGACAGCGAAGGCTTTCGCGACGCTCATAGCAAAGCCTCTAATTCATTGATACGATCTCTGTACCCTTGTCTCTCTGCTTTAACACTAGCATACTCATTCTCACTTATCTGACCCTCAGCATACTTTATTGCTTTATAGTCAGTGTCAGATAATGCTTTCTTTAATTGCTGAATTTCAAGTCTGTATTGATCCTTGAGAAGATCTTCCTCCGTTTTCATGGGGCAGAGTTCTTTTCTGTAGATTCCTCCATCTAAGTCAGATTGCTGAACATCATCAACGGAGATGTAGTTGTGTTCTATATCAAAACCCAGCTTATAAGCCATCTCAGCACTCTGAGTGTTTGTTCCTAAACGACCATTTTCGTAGATCTTGTCGTAGAAGATTACTCCGGTAGGAGCGTTGTCCCACGGGTTTGTCTGCGGAGTTTCCTGAATATCATTTAAAGTATCTGTCATTTTAAAATCCCTTAAAAAATTTAATGTATTTATACATTTCCTAAGCACGGTAAAATGTAGGCGTGGTAAACAATTCCAGCTGTAGTATTCGAGAACGAGGTCTCAAACCAGTACTTAACACCCTCAACTACAGGGAATGAGGAGAACAGATAATAATCAGGTACACTAGTAGCAAACGAAGTACCAAATATATTGTATCTGCCATCACCGTCGTGGCTTGACATCGTTGAATAGACGGCAACTCTATGAGGAGGAGTTATGTTTTTTGTGTACCATACAATAGTCATCCACCCTGTTATCTGAGCAGTCCAAGAGAACTTTGAAGCTGTTTCTGAAACCTTTGTAATATTATTCAAGTCTGTTGAGAAGTCTACAATCTTAGAAGAATCAGGGTTAGGAAATGACAACGCCCCCGGATTAATGCCGTTCAAGGATTTCCATTTGTTTGTAGAAGTGCCGAGATCTGTATTCCCTTCCGGATAAAACGCTCTTTCATTAGTCTGTGGAGCAGAGTATCTTAAAGCACCATCGTAGGTATTTGTACCGTCTGAGTTTTTTAAGCCCAAAATATAGTAATTATTACCATTTTTGTGGCACTGAACACATAGGCGCCCCATATCTGTATCTGCTGAGTCATAGAATATAAAGCCTAGATACCTATTACTACCAGAAGGAGCAGTTCCTAAAGTGTATGCTGTATTCTTCATATCCCAAACAGCGGGATTACTTGTAATTCGTTGAGATTTTGTCCATTCGTTTTGTTTATCCAACCCCCAAGCAACGCCATTGTAGTAATAAGACTGAGCATAGACGGATTTCCATTGATTTGTTGATGTGCCTAGCTCTAATGCTTTATCTGAAGTTGGATAAACACCTGCCGGAGTAAAGTTTACAGTCCAGTTTTCAGTACCATCATAAGACTTAATCTGCACATTACCATCATTACGTATAACTACAGAAGCACCAGCATACCAAGCTGATGCAGACGAATATTGAAGTCCTAAAGTCAGGTCAGTAACTCTACTCCTTAAAGTAGCATAATGTGAGTCATTATTATCTTTCCATCTTATATCACTGTATGAGTCTGAAGAACCCAATTTAAAATAAACAATGCTATTTGAGAAAGTGTTATTCGCAGTCCAAACATTCTCTTTATCCAACCCCCAAGCAACGCCATTATAGTAATAGTTCTTTGCATAGAGGTTGTTCCATTGATAACTAGAGGAGCCTAGATCATAGCTATTATTTGCACCGGGAATGAAATTAGAATTTAAAAGATCTGTTACATCTGATTTTGTATGCGTATGAGCAACCGGGGTTCTTGCGTCAGATAACCTGCTGTCGTTGCCTTCGCAGAACGTGTTTGCAGCATTTCCGAAACTGCCTGCCTGAATAACCCCACCTGTGCCGGTAATCAGAGGTTTATTTGCGGTTGTTCCAACTTTGCCATCGTTTGTGATATTGCCGTGGGTATGCACCAGCGGAGCCTTTTCCGCGATGGCCCCGACTGCGGTATTGAGTATCTGCCAATTTGACGCCAGTCCGGCATAGCAATTGCGCTCGCCCTCGTTGGGGAGATATACCCCGTGGCTTAATGTCTGTCCCATTATGTCCTCCTAAATGCCGTAAGGTGTTATTCCGTAAGGGCTGATGCCGTACCCCTCGGAGGCGGTCAGGTCATCTGTGAAAATATCCTCTGAATAATTGATCAGCGTCAATTCGCAGGTTTTATCCGCCGGTGTTACCCCGGTTACCCAGCACCTCACCAGCTCCCCGATGGCGAAAAACGGGTACTCGAGGTCAGCGCCGTAGCGTTCATTCCAGGTGAACATTGCGTCGCTGAGCTGGAGATGGTGGCTGTCTACCCGGGTGAATGTCCGGGTTATCGGAGTCCCGTCCAGCTTCCGGATATACACAATACCCGCGGAATAGGTGAGAGGTATCTGCTGGTCAGTCGTTATCGTGAATGCCTCGCTGTCATACGCGAGCACCCGGCCGGTAATGTTGCTCAGATTCTCATCGAGCACCAGCCCCACCAGGTCGTTATACTGACAGTTCAGGCCATCCAGCTCGGTCTTTATCTTGTAAGTCACCCGGGTGTTCCGGAGATAACGGAGCCGCCTCATCCCCATGGCCTCCGCCTGTTCCCGGCTGGTTACGCCGAAGGCCCGGAGCTTTTCCTGATGGGCACTTTCCGGGTAGAGGGTGATAGACTTGTCCCCGTTTTCGTCTACATGGCAGAAAATTGTTTCCGTTTTGTAGGTCTCCGGGCTGGTATATTCGACCACCACCTCGTCTACGTCATCCTCCTTCGGGAGGTTGAAAGTGATCTCGGGGCTCCCGGTGAGGTTCTGCGCGGTGAAAATCTGCGCCAGCGGCTCGTTGTCCCCCTGCGGATGAAGCCGGGAAAATGCCAGCTTGTTGTCCCGGATAATGGGGGAGGAGAATCCCACGGTCAGCACGTCCTGCAATACCTGCAGCAGCGTCCCGTCGCTGTCGATGGTGCCGTTAAGCTCAATACTCCGGGCTGTCCAGTAGCTATCGAAGTCGGCGAGGCTGGTGGCGTCCAGAATGCCGGTGTACTTGCTCTGATTCACAATGTACTGCACCGCCGGTGCGAGGTCTCTAGTAGCTACCGCGGCCCCTCCGCCCACCGGAGGAAGCTTCCGCGTCCAGTACGTTGCTATCTGATTCTCTGAGAGCTCGGAAAGGGTCTCGCTCCCGCGGAACCGGCATATTAAAACCGTTACGTCGTCGTATTTGTTTTTTGTGCTGATTACCGATTTCAGCCCGACCCACCGTACCTCCTCCAGCGCCCGGGTGCTGTTGCTGGACTCTGTGAGGTTTTTAATGCGGAACTCGTAATTGTCCGGTGTGGCCACCTCTATCTGGTAGGTGTAGGCCAGCTCGTCGTTGGTGTGGTCGGTAAATTCCCGCTGGACGGTCGTCCATGCCTCGTTGCTCCCGGCTCTCCGGTAGCCGATTTCCAGCGTTACGGTCAGGTCGCGGAACGTGCCATTATCCTGCAAATAGCCAAGCCCCTGGGGGAACCGGATATCATATTCAAAAATGGTCGCCGTGGCCCCCACCGGACAGGCCCGGTACGGCCCGACGAACTGCCCGGCGGTGGAGCTGCTTTCATCCAGACGGAATGTCAGACCGGTCTGAGTGTATCCCTGCGCCCAGAACTCGCTCCACCCCGTTACCGGGGCATAACTTGAGGTAACCTTCTGGAGCGTGTAGACGTTGCCATCATGGCTGACGTACTCATAGAGCCCGTTATCGCTGCCGGGCGTATAATCCGACGGCATCGGCTGCGCCAGCGTTATCCGCCGCTCATACGAGATACTTGTATTGTAGGCCCCCGCCGGAGCTGCCGGGGCTGGCGGGTAGCTCCCGGAAGGCATTTCTAGGCTGTCGAAAGTCATGGTAGCCGTTCCGGAGAGATTGTCATACGCTATTGCGAGGAGCTCTGCCTGCGCGGTAATGCTGTCCACGTTTTCCGCGGTTCTGATTTCCACCCCGCCGGTACCGCCGCGGATAGTGTAGGTGAGGCGGGTAACATTCTCTGTCGTTACGTTGATGAGGTCGCCCGCGGAAATAATGACCGCCGGGTCTTCTGGGTCTGTCTCCCGGGGACGGAGCCATGCCCGGTGCTGAGCTGAGCCGGTTCCGAGGAAATATACCGGGAGTTCTGCGATAATGGAGGTGGTTCCGGTTACCGCGTTGGGCGTCATCGCGTCAGAGGTTCCGAGGTCGCGGATGTCTACACTCCCCTCTATTGTGAGATATGAGCCTTCATCCCACGGTAGAGAAAACGTCTTGTATATTGTCGCGCTTCCCGGCCCCTGCGTGCCGCCGTTGATAATCTGGCTGGTGTAGTATCCTCCGGAGAGTGTCGCGCCGGTGTATGTTATCTGGCTCCCCATCTGGGAGCTCTGGTCGATTTCCGTAACCGCCGGCTCGAGGGTATGCCCGGAGCCGGTTACCTCAGTACACTGGTAATAGCAGTACCAGCTTTTATCCTCCGGTGTGTTTTGGCCTGTCATTACCTCCCCGGGCTCCAGAACACTGACCTGACATCCGGGAAGCTCTGAGATCGGGGTTTCACCCACGAAAACGTCAGAGCCATCCCCGGCCCGCTCGTATTGTCCCCGGCCCTGACAGAGTATCATGTCCACGAACATGATGTGGTTCCGGTAGAAAATATGCTTATCGGCGAGGTAGTCCGGGAATCTCTTAAAATGGCCGAAGGTCTCCGGGATGACGTTAGTCAGGTTGACCTGGTTCCCCTGAGCATTGACGTCGTATATGCTGGAGCCCTGTTTGGTTTCAGCCTGTCCGGCCTTCCCCAGCTTGTTCATGCTGATAATGGAATATATCGCGCTGGCGACCGCCATTACGACCGACACGATGGCCATGATGGTCATCGCCGTGAGGCCGCCGGCTTCGATGATGACGGTAATGTGGCGGGCGTTCCCGACGCGGCATTTGCTCCAGAGTGCGGCGGGGATCTTAACCCCATCCTTAACCAGAGTGAGGTACGCCTTCTCCGCGGCTCCCTGTGTGTATGCCGGGCATTCCCTGAGCATGATATCCGCGATGGTGGCGTCAGGCGGGAGGTCTAGCGTTACCCGCTCGATAACTCGAGAGAGGTCTTCCCGGCTCACTACCTGCATCTCTAGCATTCTTTTGCCTCCCGTTTTAATGTTCCCCGTGGAACATTATAAAGATTTTCCGCCGGGCTCGTATCTATAATAGCGCCGATTTGAGATGTTGGCCGCCGGAAGCCTCTCATATCTCGCTCCCCGGCTCTCGGTCGTATGCAGTACCCGGCCGTTTATCCAGATACCCACATGATAGAGCCGCCCCCGGCAGAATAGTGCCATGACGGCGTTATTCTCCGGGGTGGGTATCTCCCGGAAGCGTCCCCGCTCCATCTCCCGCCGGAATCCCGCGCTCATGGTGTTACCGGAGAAATCCGCATATTCCGGGAGGTCGATGCCGAGGATCTCCCGGTAATAGTCCCGGACAAGCCCCCAGCAGTCAAGATTCGGAAATTCCCGGCCGCCGGGGGTATGCCGGACTAGTAAATAATCATTAACCGTTCTCATACTATGCGACGTACTTCAGCCCCGGCGCGTTATATGCCGTATAGCGCAATTTGGGGAACTCGGTGTTTAACATATCACAAAAACTCGCGGTAAAATCGGCTCGCTCTCGGGTGATTTGTCCGCCGATAACCGTGAGGGTCAGCTGGTAAACGGCGGCCATACTGACCGGATGGTATTGCGTCAGCGTCAGGTATGTCGGGGCATTGCTCTGGAGCACTTCCCGGATGTAGCGGTAGCACTCTCCGTTAACGCCGCAGATTGAGAAGCTCAGGTCAGAAAACCCGTTATCTGACCGTTCCGGTAGCTGGATGGTGAACGCGGACGCCCGGTAGGTCTGACCGTCTATCTCCATATCCTCATATGCCAGCACGAACCGGAGCGTACCGATGGCGGCGTTGGTTATTTCGAGACAGATAACCGGCGTCTGGCCGCCGGAGGCGTATATCTCGTTGAGCGTTAAGAGGGCCATATCTCACTCCGTCATCTCGTCAAAAATGGGCTAATCCTCGTCCAGAAGCCCGGCAAAAGCAGATTCATCAAGTTTTCGCTGTAATCTGCGTCTGAGAATTGCATAGACAATGAAGCACACCGCTGCTGGAAGAAAAAACAGAGCCCACATCATGATACCCTCGCTGCCCAGCAGACCGCGCCCTCCGTGATTATGGCGTATGACTTGGAGCCTACTTCCACGATGTCGCCGCTCTGATAGGCGGTTAATACCGGGCTCCAGAGAAGGTATATCTCCCCCTTGCAGTCCGGATTCCATCCGGGGATCCGCATCTTCCGGATGTATGCCTGTCCGGGCTGTAAATAGGGGAGGTTGTACGGCATTATTAATGCCGACAAAAAAGATCTACTTTTGTCGTCGTCAGGAATAGGCCGCTTTTTGCTGTCCGGAGATATAGCAACATTGACTTTGTTTATGAGGTTAAGCATATTTGCTTTAACTCCGTAGTCGCTCCCGGTTTCGCCATCCGACCCGCCGTAAAAATGCAATGCCTGAAATTCTTTGTAATAATCTACCCCGGAGGCTGAATTATTAGCGGCATGGCTCCAGCATCTCCAGTCTGCATTGCTATTTAGTAATGCGGGGGAATTAGGCTGTATATGCCCCGATAGCGAGGAGGATGTGCTCAGGTTATCGGGCTTGTTGTCGCTCAGATTTTCCGCAAAACTAAATGCCGTTATGCCGTGGCGGGCCTGGTAGTGATAGTCGGCTATGGTTCCCCAGTCCCATATAGCGGCCCCGAGTCCGGTCTGCCCGCTGCCTTCATCTGTCGAAAAAATAACAAGATCAGTCCCGTCCGATTCTCCGGCGCCGTTTATGAAGGAATATCCCCGGCTGTATTCTGTATTCCAGTATAGGACGCTCATGCTGATCGTATTATCTGCTATACGATACGGCAGAAAATACTTTCCGGCATTACAATTCCGGCTCCACCACCGGCTCTGCTTTCCTGTCGCATATAGCGGCAAGTATGTATTTGCGTTAATCCCGTATACGGTAGTCCAGTCTGCAACATATTCTGCCTCTACCTTCGGGGTCATGTTCATGGCCACGACCAGACACCCGTCAAAAAATCCGATGCTGAGGCAAACATTATCTTCGTTTGTTCCTATAAAAATAACGTCTGATTCATAATGCCGATTCTGATATTGTGCTGCGTAAAGCTTGCTGTTATATGTGTCATACAAAGGCGCCCCCGTCCACCGGGTGCTCCCCACAGTGATTGTGTCTAATACCGTGAGCCCGGTATTTTGGCTTAAAATCAGGGTAACGATATCCTGCAATAATGAATTGAGTTTCGCGGTCAGGGTATCCGTCCCGGCCGTGTATGATACGCTGTATGTAACTTTTTTCTTGATTGCCATAATTAAACCTCGTCGTAAGTTCCCGCTGATTCTGTTGTTGTCGCTGTGCCGATACCGGCGCCGGTGTCCACGTCTTCCTCGATTACTGAGTCAATATCTGCGATTCTTGCGCCTTCGGTCGTTTCTGCCAGACCGAACTCGTCATCCGTGGAGCCCGCCGGGAGATAGTGGTCTTCCCAGCTGCCATCATCGACGATTGTATTGCTGGCGTCCAAGGTCATGGTCAGGCGGTATATCGTCCCGAGGGCGGCGTTGGTGGAAACAACCGCGGCGGAGAATTCCCCGCGCTGGATTCTCACATAGCGGTATTGGATAGAGCTGTCCCCGTCGGTAGCCAGGAGCGGCATAACGTACCATTCCGCGCCGCTCTGGATGTCCCCCTTATACCATTGCAGGAACTCCCGGTATAGTCCCTCCGGAAGCAGTATCTGGATCTGCAGTTCGTCCGGGGCGCCGGCATTGACCAGCCGCTGCCGGGCGTATCCGTCAGCCATCTCCGTCCGGAGGATGTTGCTTTTATGTTTTGCTGTATAGCCGCTCTGGAGCGGTTTAGGCAAATTGCTAGGATAGAATTTCATTATGCCCCGTACCTCCGGATCTGATAAGTGTTTTCGAGGGTTTTGGCCATCTGGCCGCCACGGCGAATGTTGCTGACAAAAATATTGATAATTCTTTCACCATCCCCGGCGGTTTCGCTTTCTGTCTGTCCCGCTCTGGAGGCATCTTCATACAGGTTAACTGTAACCGCTCCCGTTCCGGCGTTGAATGCCGTCTCGGCCATGGCCGCTGTTTTCCGGCGGCTGGTTACATTGGCCGGCCCCTCTACTATTTCCGGGCCGTATTCTCCGACAATTCCAAGGCCGCCGGCGGGTATTCTGCCGCCTTTATCGTGCATAGTAACCGATTTGAGCTGCCCGAGGATTCCGGTGGTTAAGGCCACGGCGTTGGCGTATGCGGCAAGGCCCGCCGGAATGAACGGCTTTGTGTTAAGCGCCTCCATCCATGCGGCGAAGGCGTTCATGGTTGCGCTGGCCACCGCAAATGATTTTTGCAAGGCGAATAACGCCTTATATGCGGTAGAGCTCTCGCTCATGCCCTGTGTGAGATTCGCGAAGGCTTCTGAGAGGGTATTGATACCGCCGGCCATATCGTGAATGCCGTCAATTTCCTTCTGCTGGTCTTTGCTGAGCCCCTTTTTCTCGCGCTTGCTGTCGTAGTCCTTCCGGATATCGGCGAGGCCGTCCTGATATTCCTGTTCGGCGATGAGCCCCTGTTCGTGAAATTCCCGGAGCTTTTCGAGTTTCGTCCGGTACTCATTATCGAGGTCGAGCATTTCATCGTTTTTCAGCTCCCGGAGATAATCCCGGGCCTCTTGCTGTTGTTCCCGGAACTGTCGCATATAGTCATCATCAATCGCCTGCTTTGCCGCAAGGTATTCCGCCTCGGTTGCGGAATTGCTTTCTGCGAATTGCCGGTTAAGTTCCTGTATCCGCCCCCCGTGTTCCGCGCGGAGCTTTTCCACCGCCGTGTATCCGTTTTGGGCGAGAGCTTTTACCCCGGCAAAATATTCCGGCCAGCCGTCCTTTTCCGGTTTCGGTGCCCGGGTTCCGCCCCCGCGGCCCTTTCCGCCTCCGGTTTTTACCCCGGGGAATTCAAAGGACGGGAGCTCCGGTTTATTGGCACCCTGAACCCCTGCCGCGATGGTGCGGGCAATCCTCCCGGTTGCGATATCTTGCAGATTTTTGTCAATATCGGAAAAAACCAGATTGATCGCGGTGTCGTATGTCTTGCCGAGTTCCTCTACGTTTTTCCGGGCGCCATCCATAGCGTCCGAGAAGGCTTTCTGCCCCGCGCTGAATGATAGCTCGGTGACGGTTGTTTTCCAGCCCTCCCAATGAGCCGAGGCCGTGCCCTTTATTCTTTCCCACGTTGTTTCCGCTGCTTTCGCGACCATGAGGAACCCGGCCCGGGCAAAATTAAAGAACTGCGCGAGTGCATCCGCAATGGATTTGATCCCGGTTGCGCTCGCCATTCCGGAATCTTCCCATAACTGCGAAACTGTATCGGTAATAGCTTTCGCGGCCTTTTTTGTCGCGGAGGATATCGCCCGCCAGCCCTCTATTACTGAACTAAAGAAGGCTTTTATCGGTTCCTGATTCTCATTGATCCATGACGTAATATCGTCCAGCGCGGTGGCCGCCTCGCTGACCATCTCACGGATCAAATCTCCGAAACCGGATTCCCCGATCGCCCGGATAAAGTCCCCCCAGGCGTTTTCCATTTTGTTAACCGCACCGGTCAGGCCGCCCTGCAAATAGTCCAGAACGCCCTCATTCTGCCGCCCGATTTCCGCGAAATACGCGGCCAGCGCTCCGGTGTTTTTCTCGATTTCGGTGGTAGTTCCTTTATAGGTCAGGCGCAGTTTATCTCCGGTATCCTGTGCCGTGATTCCGAGCTGCTTAAGCCCGCGGACGTTACCCTGAATTGCCCCGGTAAAAGCCCCGGCGACGGTCTCAAGGCTCTGGCCGCTGCCGTATGCTATCTGAGAAAAAGTCTTGAGCTGTTCCGCTGTCGGGGTGATGCCGTTCCGGCGGAGGTCTAGCGCTGCCGCTTTTAACGCGTCAAACGGCTGTATTGTGTCGCGGGCGGCTTGCTGGAGCATCTCAAACTGTGCCCGGGCATCCGCAAGGCTGCCGGTGCTTTCGATAAAAGCCGCGACGCTCTTTTCCGTTGCGATCAATTCTTTGGATACAGCCCCGGTCATGGCTCCGGTGGCAATGGCCGCGATGGCGCTTTTCCATGCCGCGCCCATTGCGGCAAAATCCTGACCGATCCCCTTGCTTTGTTTCTTGGTATCCCGCCCCATTTTCCGGAGCTTTTCGCTGTATTTGGCCGTGTTGAGGTCGACCTTATTGAGTATCGTGTTAACTATGCTCATTTGTGCCCCCGGAAATTGATATCCCCGCCCATGAGCCGGAAGGCTTCCGCCCCGGTCATGTCATCCTGTGATTCTTCCGCCGTGTCTTCACGCTCCCCGCCCTCGCGGGCTTCTTCCGCAAATACTGCCGCCCAGATATTCATTTCCCGGGCGGGGAGCTGGAGCACCGCCGTGACCGGCAGGTGGATCTCCCGTGCGATGCGTACGGCGAGCCGCACCGGCGGGAGCTTTATGAGTTTTTTTCCGCCTCTCCGGTGTTTAACTTGAAAATGGCGGAGGTGATACGGTCGGCGCACCGGGCCGGAATTGCCTGGAGGAACTTTCCGGCGGTGTCCACGTCCGGGAACTGTCTCTCCCCAGCTTCAGTGATAACAGCGGTATATAGCATATACGCGGATAAGGCCTCCGTATCCTCTTTTTTATCGAGGCGGGCGCGGAATTCGGCTATTTCCCCGCCGCTCATTTCCCGGATAAGAATTTCGCCATCCGGCTGAATTTCGGGCACCGGTACGGTGTTGCGCTTAAATTCCGGAGTTATTCCGGTTAAATTTTGTAGTATCATGCATTAATTCTCTCATAAAAAACGGGGCGGGGTTTCCCCTGCCCCGAAGGCTGACTAATGGCTATGCTGGTATTCTTTTTAAGCGAAAGTCCAGGTGGGCTTTCCGTTGATCTTCCCCACGATGTCCCATTTCAGGGTTTCGGACAGGCTGGCGTCCTGCGGAGCGGCGCTTTTAAGGGCAACCTCGATATCGCAGGTGGTGCCGTCCTGGTATTCTATCTGCAGGTCGATAATGTCCCCATTGTTCGCTGACGCGATGAGCGCCTGTTGAGTAGCGTCGCCGGTGTAATGGTGGACAGTTACAGTAATTTCGTTTCCATCCCATGCGCCGGCGAGGTAACGCTTTGCGTCCTCCGCTATGCAGGTCTGGTCAACATCCTCAGTAGACCCGCCGATGCCGGTGAATACGGATACGCCCGGGATGGTCACGAAGGCGGCCTCCGGAGTCTGGTCGGCCAGCCGGTAACCAACAAGGGTATTCTTCCCGGTTATGGCGTTCTTTTTTGCTGTCGGTGTTAATGCCATGATGTGGCCTCCCTATGTACTGAGCTTGCTTTCCCTCATAATGCGAATTATAGCACGGGAAACGGTTTCACGAATTGCATTTTCCTGATTCTGCCACTCAGATCTGAAAATTCCTTTGCCGGTCTGTTTTACCGTTCCGAGGTCCCCCCAGATCCCGATATATGTAGCGGGTTTCGGGCGTTGTCTCCAGCGGCCTTTTCGTGTGATATAGACCTCCGGTTTGATGCCCTTATTGCTCCAGCCGTAAGTTGCATAAGCGACGCCGGGGCGCGAGCGGCTGTTTTTTGTTGTTGTTTTTACGGACCGCCATGCCCGCCCGGTGCGCTTTGGCCAGGCCGCCCGGGTAGCTCCCCGGAGGCTCCGGACGGCGGGGGCCACCGCATTCCGGAGGATGATTTTCTGTGTCTGAAGGCTTAATCGCTTATCAAACTGGCTCATGTGGCCCAGAAACTCATCAAAAAGCCGTTCCATGGCCGCGATATCGCCCCCAATTACCACGTCATCGGTCATTCGTCATAGTCCCATATTTCGCCCCAGAGCGTAATTCGTGCGCTGTGGATATCTCCGGTATCGCTGCCGATTGACACCGTTTCAATTAGCGGATACTTGACCGCCGGGCCGGTGTATTCGGGCGCTGTTGTGATATTGTCGATCATTGCGTTAACTGTGGATAAGTCCTTTCCAATAATCTGCGCGGTAACCGTAACCGTGCGATGCACGGTCAGGTCAAGATCCTGCATCCGCTCATACTCGAGCCGGGTATCGGTTATCAGAATCGCATTTTCCGCAGCGTCCCACGTCGTGAAATCGTGGGTAATTACCACGTCATCCCCCGCGGCAGAAAGGTATTCCCTGATATCCGCGTTAATCTCGTCTATTGTTTTCATGTCGTTGGCTCCTGCGTTACGCTGTTGTCTAGCTCTATGCCGAGGGTTATCATCCCTCCGGCCTTATCGGCGTTAATCGTGAGAATCCTGTATCTTAACCCCCGCATTCTGACCGCCCAGTCCGGCGTGATGCCGGCGATATACCGCATCACAAGGGTGTATGTTTCGTTCTGGAGCTGAACCTGTGATGCCATGGATTCCCGGAAAGTTATCTGCCTGGCATTCGCCCAGACCGCCTTGTAATCCGTGTATGTTGTCCGGTTCTGGCCGGAAATTACCGCCCGGGCGGGCTGCAGCAGGGTGATGCGGGTATCTAGCTTTCCCGCCGCGATGTTAAAAGCCGCCATACTTCACCCACGCGTCTAGTAAGTGCGAAAAATAGACGGAAAACTGTTTTTCCCCCCGGTTTTCCCGGTTCCGGTAATAGTCCCCCGCCGTTATCAGGATAAATTGTTTGACCGCCGCCGGCAGCTTGGTCGGGTCATCCGTTATCGCGTCCGGATCCGTTTCTGAATAAAGCGGGCGGTGCGTGATGGTTTCCGCATCATCCTGCGCCGCCAGAATATACTGCGCGATTAGCGTATCTTCGGAATTATCATCTATGCGGAGGTGCTGTTTTACTTCCGCTGTCGTTACAAGTTGCATATTGTCCCCCTCCGGAAAGCAAAAAAGGGGGCGAAATCCGCCCCCTCCCTCTTGTTTACGCGTGTTTATGCTTAGGAATAATCTGCGAAATTGCCGTAAGCCAGAGCCTTAGGCTGAACTACGGCGAAATCCAGGCGGCGCTCAACGCGCAGGGTCATCAGGTTCTTGGTGAAATCGTCCTGCTCCCTGTCCATCTCGACGGCGATGCCGGATCTCTCGATGATCTTACCGCCGGCGAAAAAGTCGCCCATATGGAATTTTCCTGCCTCAACGCTGCCGGAAAGGATTACCGGAATACCCCAGATACGCTGTGTCGGAATGTCAACAATACCCGGAATCAGGTAATCCTTGTTGACGTTCTTAGCGGTCAAAACCTTGACCCAGTCTACCGGGTTAAGCAGCAGGGTAATGTTATTGATATTGGCCGCCCTCATCTGCGCGGAAACCTTCAAAACAAGGTCAATGACGGTATCGCCGGTGGTAAATCCGGAGCCGGTGATGTAATCGTGATAATTGCCGCTCTGATTCAAGCCCTTAAGCTGGCCGCTGCCGGTGCCTCTGACTAACTGGTAATCAATAACCTTGTTAAGCTGATACTGCATATCCGCATTGATAAAGCTCACGATGTTAGCATCATCTGCTATCATCTGCTCTGTCAGCTTAGTCCATGCGGCAATTGTCTTAACTGTGCCGGTCTGAATAGTGCCCGCGTAATTGGCCTCCGGCTTTGCCGCGCCCTCTGCCACAACGGCGGGGCCGGTGGCGGTCTCGGTGGTGGTGTAGCCATACTTGACATACTGATAAGCGCTGCCGCCGACGGTTAATTTGCCGAAAAGCGATTCAATATTGAGAATCTGCCGGGGGTCTGTTACGAGCCCGAGCTCGGTAGGCGCGGCGAGGCTGGTGCGGCTTGCGGAATTGCTGGCCTGCGTGGTTTCCGGGGCGGCTGCAAGCTCTTTCCGGAATCCTGCGTGACGGTTGCCTGCGA